GAGGATTTACTTACGGTTCAGGAACAGGTGTGTCTGGTCTTTTTCTCCCAGATGTTGGTTTAATTTTAGGAGCTAGTGTTAGTTCTCCATTTACTCTCCGTACTCAAGATGCTACACCTACAATTCAAGTTTTTATAAGAGCTAGAAATAATGAATATAATTATTCAATGAATCCTAGCTTTATCTCAGGTAGTACTGGAGATTTATGGTTTAAATCATTTGATTATCATCCTCAAACTTATATTACTTCTATAGGACTATATAATGATGATGGTGTATTAATGGCTAATGCTAAATTACCTAAACCATTTAAGAAAACTTTTGAAACAGAATTACTAACAAGTGTTACTTTAAATTTTTAAATATGAATAATTGGTTTTGGTATGAAAATGTAGAAGTCAAAGAATTTAAAACAATAGATGATTTCCCACAAGATTGTTTTGGTTTCATCTATGAAATTAAAAACACAATAACAGGTAAATTTTACATTGGTAAAAAAAGTCTTTATCATAATATAAAGAAAAAATTAACCAAAAAAGAACTAGCTGAACAATCAGGTCCTGGTAGAAAAGCAACTACTAAAAGAGTACAAAAAGAATCTGATTGGGCTACATATTGGGGTTCTAATAAAGAAATATTAGAAGAAATAAAATTAAATGGTAACTTAGCATTTACTAGACAAATTATTAAATTAGTAAAAACCAAAAAAGAACTAACTTATTGGGAAACTGCCTACCAATGCAAATGTAATGTTTTATTTGTAAATAGTTACAATGACAATGTATTAGGAAAGTTTTTCAAAAAAGACTTTGCCCCCAATGCTCTCCTTCATACATTATAATGTATGGTGAACCAGTTGTTAGTAACTTTAGTAGATTCTGTTTTAGGTAAAGGTAAAAATACCTCTAAAAATAATCGGGCGTATACTTGTCCGTTTTGTAAACATCATAAGCCTAAACTTGAAGTAAACATGGATACTAATGCTAAAGGTGACAATCCATGGCATTGTTGGGTATGTAATACTAAAGGTAGAAAATTATCACGTTTATTTAAACATTTAGAAACTACACCTGATAAACTTCAAGCATTACATTCTCTAGTAGGTACTTCTAAATCAGAACACACAGATGTTAATTTAGAGCAGGTTAAACTACCTGAAGAATTTATTCCATTAATTGATGTAACTGCTAATAATCTCATTGGTAGACGCGCTTTAGCTTACCTAAAACGCCGTGGTATTACCAAATATGATATCCTAAAATATAATATTGGCTATTGTGAACATGGACATTATGCTAATATGGTTATTATACCTTCATATGATGAAAAAGGTAATTTAAATTATTTTACATCTAGAGGATTTGAAGAATTTTCTAGATCCAAATATAAGAATCCAAATGTATCAAGAAATATTGTTCCATTTGAATTTTTTATAAATTGGAATGTACCTATCATCTTATGTGAAGGTCCATTTGATATGATGGCTATTAAACGTAATGTAATACCATTATTAGGGAAAAACATCCAGGACAAATTAAAGAAAAAACTTGTTACTTCACAAGTACAAAAAATATATATAGCATTAGATAAAGATGCTATTAAACAGGCTCTTTCATTTTGTGAGGATTTATTAAATGAAGGAAAAGAGGTTTATTTAGTAGAGTTAAAAGATAAAGACCCAAGTGAAATGGGTTTTGAAAACTTCACTAAGTTAATTCAAACAACCCAACCATTAACATTCTCAAACTTATTTGAGAAAAAACTAGAACTAGTATGAGTACAATCAAACACTCCTATGATCGAATTTTAGAGATATCTGACGACCATAAACAAATTACATTACCCGACTCTAGATTTTATAGACGAAACGGTAATTATTATCCATCTGTTACTTATGTGTTAAGTTATTATCCAAAAGGTAAATTTTTTGAAGATTGGCTTAAGAAAGTAGGATATTCAGCTGAATATATTGTTAAAAAAGCAGCTGAAGAAGGTACTCAAGTTCATGAAATGATTGAGGAATATTTAAATGGAGCTGAGTTGAAATTTTTAGATAAAACAGGTCACCCACAATATAAATCAGATGTATGGCAAATGTTTTTACGTTTTGTAGAATTTTGGGAAACTCATAAACCTAAACTTATTGAAACTGAAGTACACTTATTCTCGGATGAATTAAAAGTAGCAGGTACTTGTGATATGGTTTGTGAGATAAATGATGAGCTGTGGGTTATAGATTTTAAAACCTCTAATCAAATCCAGACTACATACGAATTACAAACAGCTGTTTACACTCAATGTTATAAAGAGTGTTATGGAAAAGATGCTCAACGTAATGGAATACTATGGTTAAAATCATCTAAGCGTGGTCCTAAAAAAGACAAAATGCAAGGTAAAGGATGGGAAATAGTCGAACCAGAACGTACATTTGAAGAAAACATTGAAATATTCAAGACAGTACGTAAGTTATTTGATTTAGAAAATCCAACATCATCTCCTTCATTTGAGTCGTTCCGAACCACTGCGAAACGGGAAGATATCTAATATTTATAATAAAGAAGCTTGGCTTGGCCAACATTCTGCATTATATTTATATAGATGATCAAACTAACTGATTTATTAAAAGAAATTACAGGCAAACCAAAAGCCATCATAATGGCTGGAGGAGCATCAGTTGGTAAATCAACAGTACTAAAGTCTTTACAACCAATACTTAAAGATTTTATTGATTTGAATGCTGACAAATATGTTGAAGATAAAGATTCTCCAATGTATGGTAATTTGTCTGCTGCCTCATCTCAAATAAGAAAACAAGATTTACCAAATGCTATAGCAAATAAGCAAAATCTTATTTACGATACTACAGCTTCTAATTTATCTACATTACAACCCACATTAGATGAATTAAACGCTAATGGGTATGAAACCATGATGATAATGGTTTACGCTCATCCTATAGTATCATTTTTAAGAAACTATAAACGTGAACGTAAAGTACCAGCAGTTGGTGTTTTAGGAACATGGGTTAATGTTTATAATTTATTAGAAGACTATAAAAATATATTTGGTGATAATTTTATTATTACTACAGTTCCTTCTTTAACAGATGAAGAAACTCAATATATTAAAGAATTTAACCAAGCGTTAACTCAAAATAAATTAAAAGAATACTTCTCAGACTTATTATCTTCAGGCCAATTCCAATCAACTTTTAGAAAAGATGATTCAATATTATCACCTGAAGAATTAGAAAAAAGAGAAAAAGACAGAGCTAAAACTAAAGTTACTTTAGATAAAAGCATAGATAAAATAGCTGATACTTACAATAGTATTCAAGCTAATTTAAATCCTGTTGATAGCAAAGAGTTACCTAACATAGTTAAAAAATTTGTTGGATGAAATCATTAGTAAAATCACTTATAACACCGTTTTTATCTGAAGCTGATATACCTGAATCTAATAAAGTTGTAGGTGTATTTGGAGGTGGGTTTCAACCCCCAACAAGAGGTCATTTTGAAGTTGTTAGAAAAGCTTTAGAAATGTACCCTGAACTAAAACAACTTAATGTATATGTTGGTACAGGTGGTGGTAGATCAGATATTACTCAAGAACAATCAGTCACTATTTGGAATATATATAAAGACTATTTACCCAGCAAAGTAAATATTATTCCATCTTCAAATCCAATTTCATCTATTTATTCTTATGCTAAAGAAGAATCTGATGCTCAAATTAAATGGTTTTTAGGCTCTAGAGAAGATAAACCAGAAGATTTTGCTGATTTTGAAAAACGCACTAAATCTGCTTTAGGTAAAACAAACATTGAACCTATTAATATTATAACATCAGGCGGTGTTAGTGGTACTAAAGCTAGAGCAGTATTAGATGATAAGAAAGAATTTTTTAAATATCTACCTAATATTAAGGATACTGATAAAGAAAAAATATATAGTATTTTAAAACCAAACCCAATCAATGAAGAAATTGATGATGAAGATTTAGAAGATATTGATCAAATAGCTGATGAAGAATTAGACACAGATGTTGTTTTTAATAAAGGAACAGATAATCACTTCATTAGGAGAGCTAATGAACGTGGAGTTAGTAAACAAGATTTAATAGATTTCTTTCAAGAATTAGGAGCAGCAAAAGATGAATTCAAAGATGAATTTGAAGATTTAATTAATGATAAATCTCCTGAACCAGCAGCTATTGTTGCTAAAGATGATATTAAAAAATTCAGTATACCTTTTGTGTCTAAAAATATAAACAAAATATTAGCTACAACTGTATTAGCCCCAGGTATGAAATCTAAAGATAAAATTTTTAGTTTTGCTGAACAAATTCAAGGTGATAGTATAGTTTGTGATAATTGTGGTTGGACATGGAAAATAGAGGATGGAGGAAATGATTTATATATCTGCCATAAATGCGGACATGATAATACCCCTAAAGAATCAAATGATTTCTTTGAACCACTCCCAAACCTAGACCTAAACACATCCTCAGAATCATCTAGAGTTGACTATTATAAGGATCATATCAAAAATGTAGTACCATCTGATTTTAAAGTTGATAAACATAAAGATAAGATTGTAGTATCTAATATTACTAAAAAAGGATTAGAACATAATTCTGAATTTAGAGACAAATTAGTATCTTTAACTTTATCTATGATGGATAGTGGTTTAAATCTTGAACCACTACCAGATATTATCTTTATAGAAGATGATAAGAAAAACGCAGATAACATGTTGGGACGTACTGCTTACTATGATCCTAACACTAAATGTGTCACATTGTATACCCACAGTAGACACCCAAAAGACATATTACGTTCATATGCTCATGAAATGATTCATCATATGCAAAATCTTGAAGGTAGAATTCAAGGTATTAAAGGTCATAATATTAATGAGGATGAATATTTAAAAGAATTAGAAGAAGAAGCATACAAATTAGGAAACGTAGCACTTAGAAGTTGGGAAAATGATTCAAAGAATGATTAAACTCACAGATATATTAAAAGAAATTGAAGAACAAAAATATACTATCTATTGTGATATGGATGGTGTAATAGTTGACTTTGATAAAGGTTATAAAGATCTTACTGGTATAACTACTCAAGAAGCTAATGCTCAAGGTAAAGAAGCATTTTGGGATCCAATAACTAAAGCAGGAGCATCATTTTGGATTAAATTAAAATGGATGCCTGATGGTCAACAACTATGGGATTATATAAACCCACACAACCCAATTTTACTATCAGCCCCATCAAAAGAAGAATCATCTAAAATAGGTAAACAAGTATGGGTTAAACAAAATATACCTGGAGCTAAACTTATTTTACGTCCTGCCTCTCAAAAACAACAATTTTCCGGTGAAAATCAAATACTTATAGACGACCGGGTTGATAATATAGAACAATGGAAAAGCAAGGGAGGGATAGGTATCCTTCACACTTCTGCTTCTGACACAATTAAACAATTAAAAGAATTAGGATTATGAGTAAATATAGTTTAAAACGCTTAATGGAAGCAGACATGGATGATGATGCTACTTTTTCTATTGGGAAAGTATCATATGATTTAGTATTGACCCCATCTAACGCTTCTGTAGATGATGTGATTTCCGCTTTAGAAAATCTAGACAATTATGGAAGATATGCTTCTAATATTCGTAATACAGCAACCAATAAGGCTACTATCAATAAAGCTGTAGAAGATCATTTTGGCCCTAACATCCCAGCTAAAAAGAAACAATTAGAAAAACAAAGAGGTGTTCCATTCCCAATTAAAACAAAACAAGCTATAGATGATTTTGTTAAACAATTTTCATCTAAACCTCAATTATTGACTTATAATACTAGAGGTAATTCACTTGTTTTCCCTCAAAATCTTAACCCAACTAAAGATTTAACTAAAAAAATCATTAGCACTGTATTAGATAACGCGGGTATAGAATATAAATTAACTGAAAAAGAAGCAATATAAGTTATGTCTGATAACGTTCTAAAAAAAGAATTCCAACAAAAGGATGTTCAACGTCTCCGTAACCTAATGACAGGTAAATACGGAGAAAAAGCGTCTGTCGGAACCGGTTATACTAAACAACAAGAGTTTCATGAAGAAGGAGATGTCTGGGAATCTGATGGTCGTCAATGGACTATCAAAAATGGAATTAAACAAAATATTACTAAACTAGATAAAGCGAAAGAATCAATCAATTTGCCACTTTTTTGTCCTTGTTGTAGTAACATCATGAAAAAGCAAAATGATAAGTTGTTTTATCTTCAATATAAAAGATGTTTTGATTGTCAAATAGACTTCGAAACAGAGCTAAAAATTAAAGGTTTATGGAATGATTATGAAAAACATATCATTAACTCAGATATTGATGGAATCATAAATGATTTTAATATTTGGATTGATGAGGAAATAAATGAGTCCAATACCTCATATGTCACTGAAGCAGGTGATGTTGAACGTTGGGTAGGTTCTTCAAAGCAGAAGTTGTTAGAGAATAAGGAAGAAACAATTAAATACCTACAAAGCTTAAAAAAATGAGTGAAATTCAAATTATTGTTCCGATCATTATTGCATTGACAACTTCAATTTTTGGTCCGTTACTAGTAAAATGGGTTGAAAAAAAATTTATCAATAAGCTCAACAATGATCCTTTAAGAGATGCTATACAGCATAATGAAATAATTGAGCAACAACTTGATGCTATCTTGCAAGAAATAGATTGTGATCAAATCTATATTGCTCAATTCCATAATGGAGGCCATTTTTACCCCACAGGTAAATCTATCCAAAAATTCTCAGTGTTTTATGAAATTACTACTCCAGACACTAATTCATTAAAGACACTATTCCAAAACATCCCAGTATCATTATTTAGTAAACAATTCTCTATTTTATATGAAAAAGGAGAAATTATTGTTGAATC